CTTTGCATGTTATTGGGGGGTGTTGTATTATTCGGGTGTCGGTGGCGCTGGTAACGCTGTTGGCAAGGTGGTAAAAAAATCTCTAGTAGGCTTTAGTAGTTTGCTTTTTTCTGGTTCGTTTTAGAGTGCGAATCGGTTTACCAAAAGGCAAACGACTAAAGCCTTTTTGCATTTTAGCGGTAAGATTTTTAATCAGTTGTAGCGTTGCCCAATGATTCGCTACGATAAAACAGGCATCCGTTGTCTGGTCTGATTGGGAATTGGCAGTGAAAGGCACATCCCGAAAGGGTGAAATGAAGTTTGGGGGGTAAACGCCTTGCCATGTGTCTAGATAGTTAAGACTATAAAGTGTCAGCAGATAGTCAACCGAGGATGTCGATAGCAGCACGATGAAGCAGTACAGGGTCACATTAGCCCCTTATATCGTGTGTTAAGCTCGCCCAGAACGGTGCTGGAAGCCTGTAACAGAGGGTGATATTAAGTCTGGGTTGTTGAGCGTCTTCTACCGACTCAACCAAACTAAAAAAAAGGAAACTTCACGACGGGCGAAGCGAAAGCGAAAAAGCTAATCCCCGAGTTTGAAGCCGAAAATTTAGAGGAATCGACATGCCAAATTGAATCTAAACCATTCTCTCTTGGGATGTCTTTGCTCTTATTTTTGGTTTCTTTCTCGGGGCGATTATTAAAACCTATAGGTTTATCTATAGTTAGTAGTAACTCTAGTGCGTGGGTGCGTAGGTGCCCGCGAGGCGCAAAAAAAACTAATAAATAAATTGGAGAATTAAAATGCAAATATCACTGCACGAATACGTATCAAAAAAGCACCCAAACGGGACACGGGCATTGATGAAGCTTGAGGCGCAATGCTTTGGCATACGTTACCCATTATCAAGCAGGTGGTATGAATCAGGTGGCACGGTTGATTTGAACATTCTGCACACCGCGCTATCAAAAGTTAAGCCAGCAAGCGGCAGTTATGAAAGTGCGCAAAGAGGGCTAAAGGTAGTTAACTCGCTTTTACGCACGTCTACCGCGCCAACATCTACACCAACGCTAACCCGTGACACATCGCTGCTAGATCGCCTTAGTTATGTGCGCAATGGCATTGTTGGCGCTAATGTCGATGTGTTCGGCGTGCGCATGGTGCTGGTGCATATCGTTGACTGTGATATGGCTATCGTGTGCGACGAGGACGGCTACATGATAGCGCACAAACTTACTGATATTCGGTTGGTTTGAACTGGCAACCCGCGCCAGAACTCGCGGAAAATTGGAGAATCGAAAATGGAAACAACCCTAAATAAAATAAGAGAAAAATCGCTATGCGCCAGTAGGTTGGTGAAATTGATGTCAGCACTAGGTAAAACAATCGCAGACGATGAGCCTATATCATTGCGATATATTGTTGAATCAAATGGTATTGTTGATGCGCTGTTATGCCTGCGCGCAGTCGATGGTTATGACAGAGAAAAGCGGCTGTATGCAGTTTTTTGTGCAAACTCAGTAGCTGATCGATTAACAGATGCACGTTCAAAAGATGCAATTGCCATTGCGTACAAATACGCAAACGGGCTTGCATCGAGAAACGATCTTGCTGCTTCTGCTTCTGCCGCCTATGCTGCTTCTGCTGCTGCTTCTACGGCTTCTGTTGCCGCTTATGATGCCGCCTATGCGGCGGCTTATACTGCTTATGCTGCTTATGACGCTGCTTATGCTGCGGCTTCTGCTGCCGCTTATGATGCTGCTTATTCAGCTTATACCGCTTATACTGCGGCTTCTGCCTATGAAGTTGCTTATACTAATACACGTCTGGCACAAAAAACAGAATTTTTGCGCATGATTGATTGCATTGAAAACGGCGTGAAATACGATGTTGATATTTGAATCAACGCAATTTGATTAAATGAGTTGCCCAGACTGTCAGCGCGCAGCAACAGGAATGCGCGGCTGGTACAATTTTGGGTGTGTAGCGTGTTGTGCGCGGTTAGTTGTGTCGGCTCGTGGTGTAGGAAAGGCTCATCAAGAGTTAATGCTGGATACGATAAAGCGCTCAAAAAATACACCCAAGCGTGATGATATTTTGAAATATATCAAAGAAAATATGTTATAATCAATACACTAGCGGTTTTGCTGGTGCACGGTTGCGGAGCCGTGGAGTATAAAAAAATTGGTGAAAAAGCACTTTTGGGCTGTTTGTAATTCGTTAGTCATTGCCAATTTTGACTAATGCCCCGCCAACAGACAGTCCAACAGTGCTTTTTTGCGTTTGGTAGTTAAATTTATGCAAAAGGTAAATAAAATGAAACAATTAATGATTAACTCGGCATTGGTTCTGTCGGCCATTGTTATGTGTATCGCGCTGGCTGTGGCAATGATTGAGGCGGCTGTCGGGTGTGGAGGGCATTACATCGACCGCGACGGGAAAGCGCATGTAAATCCGTGTTTTTTTATAAAATGAGGCGGTTATGGGCAGACCTATTAAAGTTACATATACAGTCGAAGAGATTGATTTTATTAAAAAAAATTATAAAAAAATACCTTTAACGCAGATTTGCAATGAGCTTTGGAAAATTTCCGGTATTGAGCGCGCAAGGACTAGCGTACAAAACAAAGCTTTTTTGTTGGGCTTGGCTAGTAAACAAATTAAAGATTTTTGTCTTAAGAAAGATGATCGCCCGCCAAATTTTTCCAGTGATGATGTTGATGGGAGATTGAATTATTATTTGATGTGGAGCGTCAGACATGGCAACCAGTAAAAAACCACGAAAAAGACACAAACCAAAACAAATCTCGCGCGACCCAATTAACCGGATTTTGCTTGGTAATTCTCCAGTCTCGTCGCAAAGAGACATACTAAATAAGCATAAATTGATTCAGTTAAAATCTTTTTGGGCGTTGCGTGACGGGAAAGCCACAAAAACCGATATTAATGAGCTAATTGATTTGGTGAACCTTGCGGAGACATTCCAAGGCAATGGCGTAGGCAGTGAGTATGCAAGTATTGTAGCTAGCGCACGCAATGCAATTCGTGATATTTGCGCTAGGTACGAAAAAATAGGCAGATTTACACCTCGCGGAGAGCATATATCAGTTTTCCACGAGCTTATGGAACTGTACGATGAGCAGTTAAAAATAGTTACGCTAAAACAGGCGGAGGATATTACTAGCAAAATTGAAGCATTTCATCGGAGCGGAAAAGGCGGGATAAAAATCGAGGGGCTTGGTAGTTACATTGCGCAGGATAGCTAAAGAAGCAGCCGCTATGCTGGCGGCGGGCTGCTTGTTTTTGTGTGGCGTGGTGGTAGTTTTGAGTTGGTTAAATTAAGGAAATAGACGCTGAATGAGCAATCTTGAACAGGCTCTAGCACTGCAAATGCGCGGATTAAAACTACCTGAGCCAGTGCGCGAACATAGATTCGATACTGTTCGGCGCTGGCGTTTTGATTTTGCTTGGCCTGATATTAAGCTGGCGGTAGAGGTTGAGGGTGGCGTGTGGTCAGGCGGCAGGCATACGCGAGGCGGTGGGTTTGTTGCTGACTGTGATAAATACAACGCGGCGGCTGAGTTGGGGTGGGTGGTGTTGCGCTACACGTCGAGCCAGATTAACGATTTGAGTGCTATTGAGCAGATAAAGCGCATATTAAAATCAAAAATGCAGTAATATGCGCGCATTCGTTCATTCTCCAATGCCCGAACTTTGCCCGCCCAAGGAAACTTAGGCGGGTTTTTTTATATTCGGATGATTGAGCCTGGCTTGTATCCGATCATTTCGTAAGATTGATTGACCGTTGCACCAGCAATTCCGAAGCAATCAAGCAAGCCAATCTGCTTTGCTACAGCAAAAGATTCCCTTTGTGCTTTGTTTCGTCCAGCGTACAGATGCGAAATTTAATACCTTGATCACGTACACGAACTTTGATACCTGCATTTGCAAATGCCGCTTTAACTTGTTTGCTGTTTAATGTGTTCATGATTTTCTCCAATTTATTTGAACCTGCGTTATTGCCTGTCCATGTGTTGCATTATACGCACTTTGTGCATAATTGCAAGCACTTTATTCAAGCAACATCAAAAATAATTTCCACTTCGCTGCTGGCATTGCTCTTTCTCCACCCTCCCAAGCCTGCCAAGTGCGCAAGGCCGCCCCAATCCGCTCACCTGCTGCAGTTTGGCTCAAGCCCGTTAACGCCCGTGCTGACTTAACGTCGGCTGATGTGGGCTTTGTGATTTGTTTTAGGGTGTGTAATGTTGTCATAGTGTGTCTCTTTGGTTAATGCCCCTTTCGGGGCGGCTGGTTAAAGTGAGGCGAATAGTTCGCGTTTGTTTTTTAGGTTTAGGCCGCGGCTGATTATTGCACCGCCTTGCTTGAGCCAATCGCGCATTTGCTTCCACATGTACGCCCGCAGGTTCAGACAGCCAGGGTCGGGAGACGCTTCAGCGAACCACACCAGACGCCAGTGATCGCGCTTCATAATCTTACCAGCGCTGACTATGCCTGTTCCATAGCCGCCGTCGATGAATACGGCATCGGCCTGGTGCTCGTCTTCCAGATTCGCCAGTAGAGTTGCGACAAAAATATCATTGTCGTTTTTAGGGATCGTGCGCAGGATGGAAAAAGCCAGCCCTTGTCGTATGCCTATGACCAACTCGTCGTCGCCCTCCCATGCAGGGTCACAGGTGAGGATTTTGGGCGCAAAATGGTACTGTTCATGGCGGAGACTCTTGCCATAAGCTTTATCTACGTCCTCAATGGAAATGAACTGTTTAACCGACATAGACGGGAACATGCCCCGCACGCGGACCTTGACGAAGTCGCTGTCTATGCCATAATCATCAATCCATTCCTGTATCTTCTCTTTGTTGGTCAGCTTGGAAGTGCGTGAATCAATCTGGCGGGTGATCCACCGGTGACGGAACCGGCCGAAACACTCCTTGAATCTCCCCGTGTTCCTGGTCGGATTGCCGAAGGCGAACCACATCAATTCGGTTTCAGAGTCGGTCAGCGCACCTTCGGAAACCTCCCAGATAACGTCGGGGATCGCACTGGCTTCGTCGAAGAACAACACAACCCGTTTGCCCTTGTTGTGCAGGCCGGCAAACGCCTCAGTGTTCCTCTCCGACCAGGCGACCATATCAATTCGCCAGGTCTTTTCGTGTTCCGGGTCAACGCTGAATATGGCCGTGGCGGTGTACTTAAACCAATGCTTGGCGATGAAAAGCCGGTACCATTTAGCCAGCTGCGCCCATGTTTTGGTTTTCAGCTGGGTTTCGGTATTGGCGGTAACGACGCCGCACGTGTCTTCGAACGTGGATAGTGACCACAAAATCAGCCATGCCACCAATGCCGATTTACCGATCCCATGGCCTGAGGCTATGGCTATCTGTATGGCCTGGCCCACATTGATTAGTCCATCCCGAACCGCACAGAGTATTTCCGTTTGCCATTCGTCGGGGCCTTCGAAGCCCTTCAGGTCGCCACTCCCCCAAGGGAACGAATAAAGGACCCAACCATAAGGGTCCTTTGAAAAGTTGGCCATGTCGCTGACTAGCTCAAGCTCTGGATTTGGCTTAGCGTTTTGCGCCATTGCTGCGCTCCCTAGCCGCTTTTAATTCCGCAGCCAAGCCAATATTGCCAGAATGCTCGATCTCTTGCTTGTCCTTGTAATCGTCCGGGAACCTATTGCGTACCTGAAGGCTATAGGCATTGGCGTTAAACTCCTTCCCCCCCCCACACCCCATCCATGCCCGTCTTGTCCCACCAGGCAAGGGCTAACTCCCGTGCCCGCGTGAGGGCGCTCAAAAACTCTGGGTGCTCTGCCCCCCAATTGTCGAGCGTGTTTCTCACTACATCCAACTCGGCCGCAATCATTGTCTTGCTGTAGCCCTTGCGCCCCAACTCAACAACAACCTTGCAGAATTCTGCCCGGTAATCGGTCGGCCGTCCGCCTGGATGTTTGGTTAATACATCCTCTATACTTTCCCCTGCAGCTACTCGGTCAGCCCCAGGGAGAGTGCAATGCACTTTTCC